CGGGGTTTCTCGAGAAACTCGGGAGAGTCTGGGTTACCCGGGGGACGGCTTTTGCCATCACCTGGTGTAAGGAGGGACGTCAGTCCCTCCTACGTGCCCTTTCTGACCCTGAGTCCCTAGAGTCTCGTAAGAGGCTTGCCCGTCTGGGTAAGGTGTACCACCTCCCTGTTCGGAGAACGGACCTGCTTAAGGTGTCGAAGATTCATCTCCGGCTTTACCTTACAGCTCTCATTATCCTCAGGGGGGAGCACCTTCCCCTAAACGTGGACCTATCCCCGATTAAGAAAGTTTCCTCCGTTACTGTGGAAACTCTTGACCGGCTACAGGAACACGTCAGCGGGTTCTGGAGAGAGCTTAGAAAACTCTCTCGAGATGCCAGGCTACCAGGCTGGTGGCAGTCGTATCACTTCTCGACCAAGAAGGGTCCTTCCCGGGGTCATGCCATGCTGGAGAGCTGGAATAATTTCCTTGCTCTCCCGCCGGCTCTGATCAGATCGATCAGTACCCTTGGTGGACCTCTTCTGGCTCGTAGAATTGGGTTCCTTCTCACGAGTAAGGACCTGTTCTCGAAGTTTCTTGGAAGTTCTCCCTCCAAGTGTCTTCGTAGACTCGTTCCTCTTCATGATAAGGAAGGGAAGACTCGGGTGGTAGCTATTCTGGACTATTGGTCTCAGACAGCTCTCTACCCGATTCATTCTTGGATCTTCGCAATCCTGCGCAAGATCCCCCAGGATATGACTTTTAACCAAGGAGAGTATCGGGATATCGTTCTTGGATGGGATACTGAGGGGAGGGTGACTAAGAAGTTCTCCGTAGACCTGACACAGGCTACAGATCGCTTCCCTATCTCCCTCCTCTCTCTCGTACTATCCGGGATGCTCCCTGCCGATAAAGTATCGGCCTGGAAGGACATCATGGTGGGTTACCCCTTCTCCTTTTCGGGAGCTGAGGACATCCGCTATGGCGCGGGCAACCCGATGGGAGCTTACTCCTCTTGGGCTGTCTTCGCTCTTGCACACCACTTTGTGGTCTATGTGGCTTGTCGGCGTTCTGCCGTACAATGGTCCAAGTGCAAGTATGTTCTTCTTGGTGATGATATTCTCATCGGGGACTCCCGGGTCGCGAGGAAGTATCTTAGGATTATCCAAGACCTCGGTGTTGAGGTGTCTCCTGGTAAGACGTACGAATCGTATGATCTGTGCGAATTTGCTAAGAGGCTACTCTACCGCGGGGAGGAAATCACTCCCTTTCCTCTATCCTCTGTTAGTGACCGACCGTGGAGTATTCCAACGGTTGTATCGTCTATTCAGGGGGAAGAGAGAAAGGGTTATGTGCCCCTCCACGGAATTCCGAGTGCCGTCCGAGCGCTGCAGGAGTGCGTTTATCCGTACATTCCGGAGCGTCGTCTCTGCGAAGTACGCGATGAAGCGTTTCTCTGTGAACTGGGTACGAAACTCCTCTCGGGGCGGATCTCGGCTAGTGAGTATATTCTCACAGTGAGCGGGGATCCAAGTCTCCGAGGGGAAGGCGAGTGGGGAGAGGCCCATAGGGTCATCTTCACTGCTCTCGCACTCCAGTTCCAGCGTTCTCTTGGTGGCCAGGGCAAAGCAAAATCCCTTTGGGATAAGTGGAAGTCTGGCCACCGTAAGGCCCTATATCAAATGCGCCAAGGGTGTAAACCCAGGGTGCGTCTTGATAATAGGGGGATGTGGCACGATCTCTGTTGGCCCGAGTTTGTTGACTGTCATCCGGTCACCCATTGTATGATGGGTTTCAATCAGATGGTCATTAATCTCGAGAATACCACGGACACGACGACAATTACCAGGGAGACTTGGGCCGATCTCGTGAAGGGGATGCATAACCCCTTCTCCGATGAAGCCTTCGGCCTCTCTGAGAATGTTCGCCGCGCCCGTGTTAGTCACCGGCTTGGCCTCCTAATGAAGACTCTAGTTCGTCGACCAGAGACCTACTCTGAGCTCCTATCGAAGTATACTCTTCGTCCTTTCTCCAAGGCCGGGGCCCTTATTGGGTTCCGGGCACCAGATGGTCGGGAGACCTCTGATGATTGGAGTAAGGAGATGATTAATCCTTACAATAGGAGAATTGGAGTGGTCTTCTTCAGGCTACTGCGGCTTAAAGCCCTTTGGCCTGAAGAGGTCGAGTAGAGGAATCTCGCTCTAGGACAGAGTGTGTCCACGTGGGGGGGAAGAGCGTTATATCTTCCTCCCC